CAAATTGAAGATTCGTAACGTTGAAGGTTATCGTAACTACGATAAATCTGAGTTCGCATCTGCAACGCCATTGCTTGATGGTAATGACGAGAAGTTGGAAGGTGTATATAATACCCTTTACTCACTACAAGATTTTGTAGATCCTAAGAACTATAAATCATACGATGAGCTTAAAGCTAAGTTGGTTCGTGTTCTTGGTGAAGCAGGTACTCCAATGACTACTGCTGAAGCGGTATCTTTGGATGAAGTACGATCTGCAGCGAGTGCTCCAGAAGCAAATGAACCTGAGGCTCAACCATCTTATACTCCTGAAACGGAGAATGACGATGATGATACTCTGAGTTACTTTAAAAATCTAGCGAATAGCTAATTTTGGAAAGGGAGCTTCGGCTCCCTTTTTTAATACCTGTTAGCCATGTTCAGGTAATCTTGCTGAGACATTGTTTCCCAACCGTTAGTATCAGGATTATATGGATTCAATGATTCGGGTTGAATTAGTCCAGCACTCTGGTTTGTTACATTTGTTGTTGGGCCTACATTTACAGATCCATCTACAACAGAAGTTCCACCACCACCAGGTGTAGGTGTTATTACCCTTGATACAGTTTGAGCATTTTCTAATTCAGTTCCACCAACACCAACAGCAGATGGAATTTGTTCAACAGTCGGAGGTGAAACTGTTAAAGCTTGTGCCATACCAGATCCAGTTAAAATAGATCTAACTTGCATCATTTTGAGAGCAAGTTCATCTAATCTTAAATTTGGATTTAATAAGCCTTCACCAAAGTCAAAATCACCGGGCCCGATCGGATCGTATCTACCACCATTTGCCATAGCGTCAAATAATGGAATTGACCATGCTATATCATCCGCAAGTCGTTTCATAGCAGGTCTAAATCCTGAACTATTATCAACAATCCCTTCAATAGCAGCAGAAAATTCTTTTAATTTGTTAGTTACTTCTATAAAACCATCCATATTATCAGCATTTAAATCGTTGAATGGTTTTAATGATTCTACAATAGCAACAATTTTATTTTTACTTGGATCATCAGTAGCTTCACTTCCACCGAATGCCCAATTGTAAAAATCATTAGCTGCATCTAATGCTCCACCTACAATAGAACCAATTCCTTCAGCTCCAAGATATACCGCTAATGCTGGACCAATTGCGCCTAATCCAATAGCAACTGCTGCTAGATTACTTCCATCTAAATCGTTAAATGCTTTCAGACCTTCAGCTGTGTTTATCATTATATTTTTAAGAGCAGTACCGTCAATACCTACGAATTCGCCAACGGATCCTATAGATGCGATACCGACCATAAATGCACCAAGACCAGCACCAATAACGCCCATACCAATTGCGGCACCACCTGCTAGCGCAAGTCCTCCAGGTACAGCACCAAATAATCCACCGGTTGCCAATAAAGCACTAAGGCCAGTTAATTGCCCATCACTAAATGCTCCTAAGCCTTGAGCCAAGTTTTTCATCATATTTTTAAGAGCCGTTCCGTCTGCATTCATCCACGAAGCAGCGGCGTCTCCAGCCGCAAGACCAGCAAAGAAAGCACCTACACCTAAACCAATAGCTCCCATACCAATGCCAGCTTTACCAACTCTTGAAGGACCAAATAAAGCACCACCAGCAGCACCTGCTCCTAATAATGCACCAACACTAGCTAATGCTGCAGGATCTTTTGCTAAATTAGCTAAACCTTCTCCCACATTGGTCATCATATTTTTAAGAGCGGTACCATCAGTATTCATCCATGAAGCAGCCGCATCACCAGCTGATAAACCAGCGAAGAAAGCGCCAATACCAAGACCAATTGCACCCATACCAATAGTTGCTCTACCAACTCTACGAGCACTAAAGAGAGCACCTGCAGCTGCGCCAGTAGCTAATAAACCACCAGCTGCGTTTAATGCATTTGTATCCATTGCACCTAAAGCGTCAGATAAACCTTTAGTTGCAACTTTTAATTTACTAAAGTCAGTGTTTAACCAGCCAAGAGTTGCATCAGCTACTCCAAGGCCAACAAAGAATCCACCAATACCAACACCAACGGCAGCCATACCCATACCAGCACCAGTACCACTAAATCCAGGTACTGCTCCAGCAGCTGCACCCATACCAAGTACAGCACCAACTGCCATAAGATCTCTGGTTTCAAACGCAGCTAAACCTTCAGCTAAATTTATGAGAAGATTCTTAAGGTTATCACCACTACCAAACTTTTGCATAATGGCTTCGGCACCGGCTAGGCCCATAAAGAATGCGCCTATGCCAGCACCTGCAGCACCTAAACCTACACCACCACCGGCTAATAAAGCACCGAGGCCGCTTCCGCCTAAACTGCCTAATAGTCCACCACCGGATCCTGATCCACCAGATGAACCTAATACGTCTGCAATCTTTTCAAGATTGTCATCCATATTCATGAAGATCGCTTGTTGCTGTTGATCTTGAATCGCCTTTTCACGGTCTAATTCTTTTTGCTCAGCACCACTAGCCTGAGACTCTATCATAATTTGCTTAATCGACTTAAGCGAATTCGTTCCAGAGTTTCTGGTTAATTGGCCTTCTTGTTTGAGGCGATCAATTACATCATCAAGCGATTTATCAGCCATAGTCTTTTACCTTATTTTTTCTTATCTGTATAAGCATTTGCGCCAAAGTATGCTGCAACTAAAGCCGAAATAGCAACAAAATAAGTTGGTGCAATATCACCAATAATTGCTGCAGCTTTATCTAATCCAAATAATGATGTAATAAAAATGGTTGTTGGATATAGTAACATACCAAACAACGCAAACCAAGTCATATATCTCATTGCATCTCTTCTTGCATCTGCATCTTCAAGTTCTTTACGTTTGAACTCTAAATGCATTTCCATTTCTTCTTGAGAAATGTGTCCATCGCCATTAGTGTCAGCCTTTGCCATTTCACCGCTGGCATCTACCGTAAGAGTTTTATTTTCTTCAGACATGACGTCTCCTATTTACGTTTCTGTTTTAGTCTTTCATTTTCTTCCTTAATGTAATTCACTAACATAGCAACGTAAATCTCCCTTTCCCACGGTATCATTTCATCTAATTCAGTCAAACTATATTTATGATGTTGCATCAAATTAAAGTTTGTTTTATAGTAATTAACCAAATTATTGTGAGAAAGGGCTAGTTGAAAAAATTTCCCAACCCTTTCAGCTCAATGTCATTATTATGTCCACATTTACTGCATTTAAAATTAACATTCATATAAGCATATGGTGATTTATCCAGATATGCTTTTACTTTATTAAACTGATCACTGTTTAGATTTTCAATAAAAGCTATTAGTTCATCTTTACTGTGATCTGCAGAGTCAAACATCTCATCACCAGAATAAATCGAATCAATAGACGCAGCTACTGTTAAAAAGATTTTGTCAATCGTAGTTTTATCCGAATTGACAATATCCATATAATCAGCAACAGAAGGAAATTTCATAATGATTCCGGTGTTGTCTGTTAATTCAATCTTGTTATTTGGAAGATCTGTTACCTTAATATCAGTTTCCAAATTAATTTCTACTTCGTTCTTTTCTTCACAACCTTCGGCAGAACATGGAATCAAAACTTTTGTTTTTTCTCCAACTGACTTTGCTCTTAATTGTGAAAACATATATTCAATATCGAATAATGCCAACTTATTAATATTCAATTCGCCAAAGGTACAAGCCTCTACAATATCAGTAATTGCAGTACTCATTTGTTTTTCATCTTCAGCTTCCATAGCCATCATAAGAATTTTTTCTTCTCGTACAAGGTAAGGTCTGAACTCTACCTCCTTACCAGAAGATGGGATCGTCATTCTATATTTTGGCGCATTAATTTTAGGTAAACCCATTTCATTTCACTCCAGTGTTTTAATATTAACTAAATGCATCAATAGCCAATGCTTGTAATGTTCCACCAAGCTGGCCAAGTACACCATCCACGACTGATTCTTCATTCCAGTCGTCGAATTCAAAAGTCACCGTAACTTGCGAAATACTATTATCGCTTGAATTTGACAAATTAATCGATGACAAATTAACAGGAAACGCATTCTCTAACTTAATACCTTTTACTGGAATGTAATCGGTATTACCTAGTTGTTGAATTGTAATATCACCTGTAAACTCGCTTTTATAACTCACAGTATAATCGTTCTCACCATTTTTTCGAACAATCATATCCATCCATGATTTTAAATAATTATATGCATAATAATCGTTTGTTAAATTAAATGTCATACTAACTTGATCATTAATATATGCATAAGGTCTTTTAAATGCCTTTTGGCTTGTAAAGAAATCTTGTGTTGCGATCTGTCTTCCCGGCATTGAAACAGATTCACAGAATAAAAACATATCACGTGGATCATTAATAAATCCACCAAAACCAATACTACCACCCGATAGTGCTGATCTCGCTACGTTAGAAATAATACCACTTAAATCTGTATTGATTAGACCACCAAGTAGTCCACCTTTTTTACCAGGATGAGAAATATATATTGCATATCTATTTGCTCGAGCAGGTCCGCCTCGTCTGCTAATAGATGCTTTAAGAGTATCGATACTTGCTGGAATTGGCATTAGATCATTTTCCTTGATTGTGCCCAAACTTTACGAGCATTCATTTTTCTAAACTGTTCACTTGGTAAGAACATAGCAATTTCCCATTCAGGTGCTTCTACCATTGTAACACTTGATTCAACATGTCTAGTTAAATAATGCTTAAAGCATGGCTTATAGTATTTAAGACTTTTGACAGAATTTAATATTTGATAATTAATTTTAAATTTAGTGTCTTCATTAAACTTTTGATTGTTTACAGTATCTAATAATCCATCCATCAACTTCGCGCGAAGAGTTGGATGTAGATAGTGCAAATTCAAACCATAGAAACCACCAGGAGCTGGACCCACCATAATTGTAAGAGGGAACGCATCGTAATATGGTAATGTTTGTCTATGTTTTGGATCATAGAAGAACATATACATTTTACCAATTCCTGGTCTATTTCTTTTAACCAAAGCAGGATCTCGTAATAGTTGACGTCTATTGATGTCACCCATCTCTTTAATCTTACCTTGAAACCACCGACGCGACTCTGCCGTGCGGGCCGTGATGCCAGCTCGGAATGCTTCGTATTCTAGAGTTTGAAATAATGATTCTGCCATGTAGTTATTTATATCACTTTGCGAGAGTTTTGATTCCAAGTTGTTTTAGAGTGTCTTCAGTCCAAACTTGGAATGTAGCATTATTCTCTTGAGCAAACTTGTGAGCGGCTTTCCATTTGCTTTGATTCTTTACGTATGTCAAAGCTTCAGATAAGTATCGTTTCGTTTGACGTTTACCTTTCTTTGGAGGACGTGTATCTTTCGCAGGTTTAATCTCAATTAAATATTTCTTACCATCTTTTGTTTTGAAATAAATATCAATGAAGTAACGATGGACCTTGCGATCGGTATCACACACGTACGGAATAGCAACTTCTTCGCTGCACCACTCGACAATATTGTCTTGAGCTTCTAACCAGCGAAAAGTGTTACGTTCCCATAACGATCTAAATACGACTTTGGTTGGATCACCTGCGTATTTCTTCTTATTTTTTACTGTGTATTTTCCCTTGTAAGCCATTATAAATACTCTTAACAGATTTAAACTATTTATGGCGTTTCAAATATGGCAGTTAATCAATTCGAATTAAACCGTGGCGGCCGAAGTGAAGCTGTGATGAGATATCCAGCCAAACAAGGTAATGCTCCTTTTGTATTATTTACACGACACAGAGCACAATACTCTAACGCTGCAGCGGGTGGTGAAGTAGCACTCACTTCAGATAGAATTCAAGGTC